CCGACCAGCTAGAGCAGCAGATAGAACAGTTCGTTGACGAAGGGACATGGGATGAGTCTGGATACCTATCGTATGCAGAACAATTCATCTCAGATTATTTTACAGATACATTTGTATATCAAGATAGCAATGACTGGCACGAAGTAAATTACGGGCCAGTCGCAGATGCCGTCACAACATACCTAAACCAGGTAGACTGGCGTGAGATTGCTAAGTCAATCTATGATGACAACGAGAAAGAATGGAGGTCTAATCGTGAGTGATTGGAGAGAGATCAATGCACATGAGTACGAAGATGGGTATGGGTATCGAGTATTCCATGACGATTCGTATGATGCGTCAGACTATGAGCGTGGCTTCAAGATCTACGCTACATCAGGCTCTAGCAGGTACATACCGGTTGATGTAACTATCAGCTCAGCAAATGAAGATGAGGAAAAACTGGCGCATCAGATGCTGGCAGCAGCCAAGTCCTATGTACCTCTCTATCTTCTGGCTCACGGTGATGTAAGTGTTAGCACTAATCCATTCCATGATCCGTATGATAGCGGTCAGTGTGGATTCGCAGTGCTTGAACAAGACTCACCAATAGAAGGTGATGCAGCATACATGGAACTGGTGCTTGAGCAGATGGTAAACGAGTACAACCATCTGCTGCGTGGCAATGTAATTGCATGGACTATAACCAAGCGTACAGTATGCGAGTCATGCAAGAACTCGTCCGTTGATGTCATAGACGGCTGCGGAGGATACATTGGCTTCGACTTCAAGGAGTTGGACTCATTAGTCGACGAGGTTATTGATACAATCAATAAGCATAGGGAGGCAGAACATGCTAGCAAATCAACCAGAAGCTCAGACGATTAAGATAGACTTCGATAAGTTCCTAGTCTATGTAGACCGCAGGGTACAAGAAATATCAGGCGTAAGTATCCACGATGTGGAAGACTTTGCATTCTATGACTACTACCCAGGTGAAGAGGCTAAGCAGATCGAGTATGCGCAAGCAGTCAGGGACTGCGCTATTGCATGCCTAGAGAATGCTGCCGGATTTAGCATGCCTAAAGTAAAGACATGCGTTGAATGTGGTAGAGAGTTTGATCTATACATGAGAGCCGATGCAGAAGAGTGGGAGTTTGGCCACGACTGCGAGGTCTAGTACTACACCCCAATGCTGGATTCCTTCCCCAGCATTGGGGTATTTTTTTGAAACAGACTGCGCGTATCGGCTTTCTACCTGGCGAACGCACTAGTTGATGAAGTCTCTCTCCTTTTTACCTGGCGAACGCGTCTTCTTCTTGGTCGATGGGCGAGGGGGTGGCTCCGGAATCCGTATGTCTTTGGCAGACTTATACCCCATCTCAGCTAGGCCCTCACGGATTGCTTCCCACGCGTCCCTCCATCCTTCATCGTACCCTTCATCGTACCCTTCCTGCAACATGTCGGATATCTGTTCGTAGAGATGCGAACAAACTTCCGTGTCGCACGAGCAACCAAGAACTATCTTCTTCAGAGACATGCTACCCCCTAAAGCTTGCTGTGTTCTTCACAAAGTCCAGATCACATACGCCCGTAGATCCGTTGCGGTGCTTAGCAATCTTGCAGCTAACCACCTCAGTAGCTGCGAGGAAGTCAGGGTCTGACTTTCGCCACAGCATCAGCACAAGGTCGGCGTCCTGTTCGATTGCACCGGAGTCACGCAAGTCGGACAGCCTGGGCTCTCCGCTCTCACGATACTCAGACATTCGGCTCAGCTGAGAGAGCGCTATGACAGGTACGTCCATCTCTCGTGCCAGTGCCTTAAGACCACGGCTTATCTCTGACACCTCGTTAACCCTGTTGCCGTCCTTGTTGGTCTTGTCTGCGCTCATGAGCTGTAGGTAATCTACGATGATCAAGTCCACGCCCTGGTCTGCGATCAGCTTCCTGCACTTGCTTCGAACCACAGATGGCGATGCAGTGGGAGAGTCGTCAACGTATATACCCATCTTTGAAACCCTCTGTGCCGCCTGGTCCAGCTCAACCAGCTGCATCATGTCTAGTCCTCCGTGCCTAATTGCCTGTATTGGTATGCCACTAGCAGCGGATAGAAGCCGGGCACCAACCTGCTCAGCGCTCATCTCAATAGAAAAGATAGCTACCTTCCTACCAACCGTAGCTGCGTTGTATGCCATGGTCGTAGCAAGAGCCGTCTTGCCTACGCTAGGCCGAGCCGCGAGGATAACTAGGTCGGACTTCTGCCAACCTCCGGTTACTGCGTCTATCTGAGAGATGCCGCTCGGAACGCCGATGCGAACACCTGAAGTAGCTATGGAGTTTATCCTGCCCTGGGTGATTCGCATTAGGTCGCCAGCGTCTGACCACCTGGCACCACGTCGTCGGCTTCCAACCTGGAATAGGATGCGCTCAGCTTCGTCAAGTGCAATGGTGGCATCTTCCTGTGATGACTGAGCTACCTCTACTATCCTGGACCCTGCCTTAGATAGGCTTCTAAGCATTGCCATACGCTCTACGATCTCGAAGTAGCTGGAAGCGTTGATGGATGTAGGGGTGTTGGTGGTAAGGTCGTTAAGGTACGTGAGTCCGCCGATGTCATCGACGTGTCCACCTATTGCGAGCTGGTCGCTAACCGTCACCACGTCTACGGCCTGATTAGTCACATGCACTTGCTTGATCGCGTCGGCAACCAAACAGTTACGGCGATCCCAGAACATCGAAGGGTCTAGCTCTATGTCGTTGAGTACATCCTGATCTATGAGGATAGACCCCAACAGCGAACGCTCGGCGTCTGTATTACTTGGCATCGTTGTCGTCTTCTTCATTTCCCCTCTCCTTCTCTCTCTCCCACTCGTAGCACGGCTTTATCTTTCCACCCTCTATCCTGTTCCGGTATCGACCGCAGTATGGGCACTCGCCCGCCTGGTCTCCGTCGTCAGGACCCGTAGATAACCCCGAGGATATCAACGCTATCATCGTCCACCTCCAGCTTCGGTGCTTCCCCGCACCTGTATGAGAATATACTACCATGGATCGGGTCGCTTGGGTTCCCGCTCTCAACGCACCCCCATATGTTGCAGTCGATGCACCCAAATGAGGAAGCGTGCCTGTCGTCCCTGATAACTATGTAGTCGTGGCCAAGTGAGTCACATACAAGCATGGCCTTCAGCTCCAGCTTGCCGATCATAGTCTTAGCCCTGAAGTAATCCCACCTATCTGCCATTACGTTGACCCCACCAGTCCACTGTCACGTTGATCCGGCCTTTGTGCAGGGGGGCAAGCTCTTTGAATGCGGCAGGAGAAAGGTCGATGAGTCCAAACCCATTCTTGCAGGCCCGGCAGAAGTCACGAACCCACACCATGACACAGTCATCCGTCTTCTTGCGGCACACAGTTACAACGTAGGGTGTGTCCTTCCATCGCCACGTACCTACAGCCGCGTAGAATACCTTCTCACCAGAAAGGTAAGGAGAGCATGTCCTAAGGTATCCGTCATGGCACCGGCCACCATCGCCGTACCACGTCGCATCGTCGGAGCCAAAGAAAACACCTATTGCGAATAGCACTTCAATCATTGGTGTCCTCACTTGATCTTCCGTTTATTACTGAGTTAGTCTTACATATATTACAAGTTCTGTAATCTCTATGCTCGTGCTTGGTTACGGGATCTGTCCTCTCCATGCCGAGTAAAGACTCATACTCTATACCAAACTGCCTACAGTATTCCCTAAGCCCAAGGCCAAGACTCTTAGCGTCTGCCTTGAAGATATCAACCGCGCTTAAAGCGTATCTCTTTTTCACGCCACTTGTTCGCAAGGTCGAGGCCTATCTGCCTCGCTGAGTCCGGACCCAGAAGCTCCGTACCCTTCCCTACTACCTCCGACTGGGAGCTCTTGAAGTTGTACACTACCTGAGCTACCCACCCTGACTGACCGTAAAGCATAATAAGTTTCGCCACATTCTTGCCACCTATAGTTATAGCCAAGGTTTCTATTTCCTGCATCACGCTCCATACTCCCTCACGATCTCAGTAATCGTGTCATCATCCTCGCTTCTCGACACTTCAGACCACTTGTTCTGACCAAGCGCGATGAGTATCGCAGCGTAGTTCATGGTGTCTATTAGTGCATCGTGAACCTCTGGAGTATACCACTCTCCCTCGATTGATACCCGGCCGTTGTTCACCGAGCCATTCATGGAGTTGGCAATCCGGTTCACCTTGTCCATGGCCATCCTGGAGAACACGCCGTGTGGACCAAGGTTCTCTACGTTGCCCGGACCATACGACTTCTGCCTGCTGACCATGATATCCCATGCTTCCTCGTACAGATCTGAGAAGTATTCCCCAAAGGAGTCTGGCACCTTACTCACTTCTTGCCTCCTATCACGTAGATCAGCAGGCCTAGCCCGACAGCAACAGTAGGGCGATCAACACCGACGCAGAGACCAGCTGCGAGAGCAGTAAGAAATCTACCACTGTTATTGGATACGACCTTCTTAGTGGCCTCAACAACCCGTTGAGTCCTTGTAGTTTCTTGTCTTTCATCAGGCGTTGTCGCCATTAGCGGCCTCCTTTGCCAGTGCATCAGCAGCTCGAGCCGCCAGTATGTGGGCATCCGGAACCTCCAGCTCCTTCAGCCTGGTGTGCAAGAGCTCAAACACCTTGGCCCATGACACAGCCAAGTCGAAGCTAGTCAGTCTTTTCTTCGGTCTTTGCATCTTCTCCTCCAATCAAATCGAGGAAGTCCTGCTCCTCGATGATAACAACTACTCGCCGCCTAGCTCCTGATCCGGGGGCATCCCCGACCACGAGCAGTGGCACCTGGTCTGCCTTCCTCGGTACCGCCGAGAGCCAGCGCCAGAACTTCTCGCTAAACATCTGGCCGCACTTGGCCTGGATGTTAAACTTCCCTGCCGATACGTCCTCAGGCCCGCCATACTGGCCGACCCTCTTCCCTCCAAACTTATGGGCCACCTCCCGCTCGAAGGAATTACCCCTCGAGCGGTTGAGCCGACCCCTTCTCGATGCGTCACTCACCTAGGTCCTCCAGGAAGACAGGCATCCCACGCCCGATGTAGGCACCGGCGATGTTGTACTCGAAGTACTCCAGCGACTGGTCCCAAGCATCCTTAGATAGCTCTTTTCGCTCCTCGTCACTAGTGTTTACTCTGTTGTTTATTTCCTTGATGATATCGTCTGCGATGATGTCGAGCATGGACTTCTTACTGTAGATGTATATGTACACCAGCCCACCTTCTGTGAACTGTTGACCGATACCAACGATGGCGTCGTCAAAGCCATCAGCTTTCCACGCCTCGATGTCTTCGAGGAACGTCATCGACAGCTCTCGCCTACCCATTCTTCTTACCTCGTAGTGCACCGTATCGAAGAGGCGAGATGTCAGACACCAGCATGGTGAAGTACATCTTGCCGTTATACTCACGGTCTTCGTTGAGCTTGCCCACTACGTGGACGTTAGGGCGAGGGTCCTTCTCCTGTGAGATGGCCCACTCG